ATCAATTTGGCCTGTTGTATATGCACTACTTGTTTCTATTAGTCTTACTCCAAATTGACCTGGTAAATTACCAGATGAACTAACACTAAAATTTAAGTTAAATATTCCACTTAAATTACTTTGCTTAGTAACTGTATATGCTCCATTATTCAAAAACCCACCTGGGTCAATTAATTCATTTTGCCATGGCAATGTTGTCCATGTATCCATTGGAATTGTTACATTTGTACTTCCTGATATTGCACCCAGTTTCATTACACCAAATGTTTCCAAATCAACGCCAGAATATTCTGGATATTTTAATGAATTATTACAAACCATATAAACATCATCTAACCACGCTTGGTTCATAAAAGATGAGGTATAAGTATACCCAGCTTCAGAAAATATTGCATCTAATACAGGTTTAACTCTAATAGCAGGTTTATAATCTTGAACTGATAATCCACCATAGTTATCATCTACTCCAAAGAAAACATCAGAAGTATATTGCCAACCACTTCCGTAGTCACACCACGGATAAACTATATCTCCACTAAATAAACTACCAGTCCAACTAGCTTTAATATTATCTAAAGAAGATGTATGATTATATTGTGCAAGAGAAGTTAAGTCTGTTAAATACTTTCTATTTGTATCTCTAGCAAAAGATGATAGAGTACCATATAAAGTAATCTCATAACTCTCAATAAATTTGTTTGCAATTACATTTACTTTATTCAATTGTATATAACCATCAATAAGATAAACCGAGTCAAAATCAATATATGCTGGAACCTTTATATTCGTTGCAAATAGAAATGGATTATCAATACTGATATCGTATACATGCTCAAAGAATGCGTTATTTACTTTTGTTCCAGGTAGGGATATCTGACGAGTGAATGTAGCAGGTAAAACTCCTATATCAAAGAGGCCTGTAACATTATTAGATACTTTTATATCTTCATCATCAAATATGTCTAACTGCGTTCCATCTGCTATTAATCTAAATGTAAACGCCTGTGTACTAATTATACCCATTACATAATTAATTTATATGGTTGTCCGTATTGGAACTCAAATTGATATTGAATTAACTTATCTACTGCACCTGTTTTGAATTGAATATTTTGAGATACAATACTCATAGGTCTTAATGCACCTGTACTTTCATTATAAATCCAATATATTTCATCACTTACTAATAATTGTTTTAGAATATCATTATAACTTTCAGGTAACCAAAATGTATTTACTGATAAACCTTGTTTACTATCTACAATATATGCAGAATTTCCTGTATCATAATTTTGATATGATAGTGTAGAACTTTCCCAAGTACCTAATTGTGGTTGATAAGTTTTTCTTTCAGTTGTAAATGTTTGTCTACTAACCATATAAAAGTTCATAAAATCAAATTGTCCAAAACGATTTTTCCACTTTATTCTTACATTTGGATACTTCTGCTCACAATCAATATTATATCTTATTGGTAATCCTAATGCAGCTGCACCATTAAATGGTTGAACTGTAAAATAAGTTAGGCCTGTTGTTGAAATAGGGAAACCACTTTGTGCTGGCCCTATTGGATATTGTTGTACTTGTCCAGAAGAACTAACATTTGCAGTTAATGTATAATCTGCAGTTCCTGTATTGCCTGTATAAACTATTTTAGTTGGTGTTGTTGCACCAATGTTTCCACCATATACTCCACTCACACCTCTATTATCTAAAAATGCAGATTGTGTTGCAGGCCCATCTGTTAACAATGGCCAGTAAGGAGTAGTAGTTTGAATTTGCTGTCCAATGGTTTCAGGAAATATTCCATATCCATCTACTGCTTTGTATGTTGCAGATTTTAAGTGTGAGCCAGTTATATATGTTGTTCCACTATAATATTGCCAATAGAAATCTACTGCAAAGTAAACTACATTTGAAGTATTAGCTTGTGCGTAATCTGTAAGTGTTGAATTGATTATTCTATTCAAATCAAACAAACCTACACCTGTTGTATTTGGGAATTTAGTAATTGTATAATCTGCAGCTGAAGAAGATGCATTTGGCCCACCTTGCCAATAATATAAATCACCTACATATTGAAATGAAGATGATGTTAATGTAGCAGTAGTGCTCTCACTAAGAGAAAATATAATTGGTGATTGTGCAAATGAACAACTCGCTGGAGTCTGTAATAATGATAAAGCCATTATGTATATCGTTTAATATAATAACCACCTTTTCAATAAAAGTATGTGATACTAATACTCAGCTTCCATTTTGTCCAACTCTGCTGCTAAGTTTCCAATTACCATTTTATCGACTAAATCTTCGTAGTATTGATTTAACATTGAATTAACAGTTGGGTCATTCATTGCATTATCTGCAAATGGTCTTGCATCCATTTTAGATGTACCATCGTTTACAAATTGTCCGTATTCGGCTCCTGCAGGTGCATAGTCTAATTCAATTTCAAAAGAATAACTATCCTTTGTCTTTAACTCCTTTACCATTCTTGCAGGAGTATTTGCAGCCTTAACTTTACGAAGTAAGTTACCTGTGTCTATTGCACGAGTAGGTTGTCTTTGTAAGTTTAGTTGTGCTAAAGAACTAATCTGTTTTGCTATGTCTTGTAATGATGGCATTATATATTATATCTCAAATATTGTGTGTAGTATGTATATAGTTGTTGAACTTCTGCATCTGATAAATTTCTGTCCCATGCAGCTGCAGCACATATATTTACTCTTCTTCCATAAGTTTCACCAAAACCAACATAATCAAAAAATGACTTATTACACAAAATTGTGAAAAAATCAAATGGGTCAGTAATTGATACTAATGTTTTTGGATTTAATATTATAAAATCATAGTTTTGCATAAGGACTGTATTTTTATTGTATGGCCATCCATACCAATTTGTAGTAGAAGTTATTGTAGAATAATCAATTGTAAATTTTTGTAATGGATTGTTTACATTTGATACCCAATAATTACCTGTTTGATATTTGGCACCAATAAAAGATGTATTATCAGTTATTCTATATGATATTTCAGCTGTAGCACTTGTAGTATCTAAATCTATTAAAGTATTTCCACCTCTATTTGTTGCAGTTGAATTAAACTCATCAATTTTATTTATCCTATATATGAATGCTACAGTACCGACAGAGCCTGTATAATTTGATATCATTATCGCTGATGCACTTACTGCATTATTAGGAAAATTATTTAAAGAGGTATCTGTTGTCAGCTCATAATTACCACCCGTTGCAGGCAGTGGTAAAAATGCTGACCCAGTATAATCAGGACCTCCACGAACGCTTGAAATTGCTTGTGTGTTAGCTAAGTTAGTAGTTAAAGCTGTTTGGATTTCCATTCTAGCAATTGACCCAGAAACTGGGAAAAAACTAGATGCTCCTTGATATGCAAATGGTATATACATTTTTTTAGATTATGACATTCTATAAGTCGCTGTTCCGTTTAAAGCGTTTGTAGTAAATGATAAAAATGTTATTATATCTACTGCACCGGTAACTGCAGCTGCCGAATATCCATTATATAATGGGAATTTTATAGATGATGTACTATAACTAAGAGTACCTATGTTACCTACTGTCGAAGCTTGTGTTACTATTAAAGATATAGTTTCTCCTGGTAATATATTTGTAGGATTTAAAAATGTTGACCCTGATAAAGTTAATGTAAAGAAATTACCTAAACTACAATCCATAGATGCAGTTTGTGATGTGATTGTCAAAGGAATTACTCTACCTCTTACACTTCCAGAATAAACCATAGAAGAACTTACTAATAAAGTTCCGTTAATAGTTTGATTACCATTAAATGTATTGCTTCCAGTAGTTGCATAACTTCCTGTAAATGATGACAAATCATTTAGTCTAGTTATCGTAGACGCACTAAATAATTCCAAATTAGCAGTTTCAATTAATAAGCTTGCAGTTGTAGTTTCTAAATTATTTAATCTAACATTTGTCGAAGAAGTATATGCATTAAAAGAAGATGTATTTAACTTCTGATTAATTTGATTTTGTAAGAAAGATGCAGTTTGTGTTAATTCTGCTTGAGTTGCAAAATCAGCTTGTAAACTACTACTAAATGCTTCCAATTGGTCTAATCTTGAGTCAACAGATGTACTAAAAGGCCCTTCTAAATAATCCAATCTAGCATCTACTGCTGCAGAATATGCAGATACATTACCAATTCCACTAATTGTAGAAGAGGAAATATTACCTAATACATTTAAGTTACCTGTAATACCCATAGAACCGGTCAAAGAACTACTTCCTGACATTATAATTGTTCCATTGAGTGTTTGTGTGTCTGCAGTGCTATCTCCTAAAATATTAGACCCAGATGAGAATATAACGGATGCACTTTCTATTGTAGTAATTATCTCATATGCGTTAATTGTTCCACTTACTACTAAATCACCTTGTATCCATGCATTACTTGCAGTTACATCTCCTGTTATGTCAATACTACCCGTAATTTCAACACCATCTTCAATAATTAAATGTCCACCAACAAATAAATCATCGGAAACATTTAAGTCACCTTCTATTTCAACTTCTCTTAGAATACTTCCAGTAAAAGCATAACTAACATTATTTGCTGTTAGTGGTTGATTTATTGTATAAGTTACATCTGAATTTGGTGTACCTGTTATACCAATTACTCTACCATTTGAAACTGCACCACCATTAACTAACCATCCAATTCCTATTTCAGTAATAGATGCTTGGTTTCCTGCAGCTGTGTAAGAGCCAGTTATTCTAATTTCAGTATTAACTGAACTTTGGTTTACAAATAATTGTGTAGACCCACTAAATGTTGTATTGATATCTACTGCTCCTGTTATTTCTGCACCATAATGTACAACCAATTGTCTTTCAACATCTAAATCTCCTGCAGTATTTAGAGATATACCTAATCCATTACCAAATCCATCTTCAATTTCTGTTAAATTAACAGATGCAGTATTATTATTACCGAAGTGTAATAAACTTTGAAATGATGATGAAATATATAAGTTACTTAAACTTCCCATTTTATTTTTATTTATATTTTAATCGAATTGCCACTTTCTAAATGCTACATCCGTTCCTAATCCCCATTTTTGTGGTGTTGTATTCCATATTTGTGGATTTGCCCACAACAAACAATAATCACATGTCACAAAATTATCATATGGTAATTCCAATACTGGTAAATTAACATAATCAAAATCATCCTCTCCACTAAATGTACCTACAATTGTATAACAATGATAGTCATAGTAAGTAGTTGTATCTCCTGATGAATTGGGAAATGGTCTACTCATAAACACTTGTCCTATACTTCCACTCTCATCCAATACTGCTTTATACCTCTCACCACCTACACAATCTTCAATTATATACCCACTACCCGACGGATTAATTAAAAAAAAAAGACAACGATTTTTATCATTGTGGGTAGTTAACTCAAAGGTTGCAACCCATCCGGCCAATCCATTATTAAATTGGTCAGAGAATGCAGAACAATTTATGTCTCCGTTTATCTCAAACCCAGCAACTCCTCTTTGCGTATACGAAGTTAAATCATTTAAGATACCTAATGTGTTTGCATGAATGTCTACTACATCATCTACTCCATAAAAAGGAACAGTTTGTGCATTAGTTCTATCATCACTTTCGTTATTCTTATTTTTAATCTTATCAGCAACCGTCAACTGAATTGTGTAGTTAGTTATATTACTACCAAAATTACTTTCAGTTATTAGGATATTTCCTAATGGATATGATGGAAACTGTTCTACATCTATCTTTGTAATATCACCTTGTGTTACTGCATTGATAGATGGATGGTTCTGCATTATTGTTTTGAAATAATTCAAAGCATTGTAATAGAGAGTATAGTTTACACCTGTATTATGAACGATTTGTTGAGCCATAGTTATTATAATTGTATACCACCAAAATATTGATTACTTTGGTCAGGATATATTTGAGTTTGATTTCCAACAGTTTCTAAGTATTGAGGTATGTTATTAGAATATGCAATTAAGTAATTCTGTAATCTCAATGCGTAATAGTCTGCATTGTTTAGAGCTTTGTTTAAAAGATAATCAATTTCAGATTTAGCAGGTGCTATACCTTGTTCACTTTGTTGTTTAACTGCTCCATTTGATTTGAATTGAACCGAACTAAAAGGAATATATTCAACACATGCATACCACAATAAAGTATATTTAATATGGTCATCCATTAAGTCTTGATAATAAGAACTTAAACTACCAAAAGTATTTGCAGTGATTTGTGCTTGTAGATAATCGAATAGAACAGTACCTAATAAATTCTTTAAGTATTTATCTTGTGCAGTTCTACAAAACGGCAATAAAGCATCTGCATCTATTGCACCTTGCAACGGAGAGTTCTTTATAATATCGTTTCTATTTATGAATAATGCGTATGACATATTTTTTATTTATATATTTCGTATTGTGAGTTGTTAACTTCCAACATTGAAAACTTTTCTGTTGGTAATGGTTCTATTGGTGTTTGGTCTGCACTATCTTCAGTTGTTGCAGGATTTTCCATACTATCATTAGTCTCATCTTCTACTTGTGCAATTGATTTACCAGTTTCTTCTGCTGTTTGAGATAGAATTACTAATGGAGTTAATTGTTCAAAGTATAATTCAGCATCTGTATATCCACTACAAGTTAATGCGTAATCTAAACTATTTAAGATAATGTTTTGGAAAGGTGCAATAGTCATCGTTTGTAAGATACTAAATGCAGTTTTCATTTCCTCTGATTGTGAAGAGAAACCATTATTTTTAGTTCTAATACCAAATAGTAATGGAGAAGTTACTCTATGTGCAACTAATATTCTATCTTGTGTGTATTCTGCAACATAGTCATACTTCTCATGTAAGTTTGTGATATCAATTACATCAATTGTAGGTTTAGTAGCAGGGTCATCGTTAAATGACAACATAAATCTACCTGCGTTATCTGTTCCTGTGAATTTAGCTTGAACTAAATCTTCGATAGTTTGTCTTTCTTCAGGTGCTGGAACTCCGTTGTTGAAGTTTAACATTACTGCCGGTAAGAAACCATTAACAATATTATTAAAATGTAAGTTACTTATCTCACCTTCAGCCATTGCTAATTGTAAAGCAGATACCCAATCTGGTAAAGAGTAGTAATATAAACCTGGACAATAATGTTTGATGTAAAGTATTTCCATCTTTTCATTAGAAGTCTCAAATGCAGGTATTTTCTTTTTATCTTTAATCTTGCGTTGGTCATTCCAATCAGTACAATAGTAATAATTTTCAATCATTGGAGATGAACCTAACTTTTCTGCTCTTAATAATTGAACAGGTACATGGTACATCTTTTTAATCTTAGTATGTGTTTCATCCCAATAAACTTGGAATGCAGCATTACCATATAGTTTCAAATCAAAACTAACTCTTTTAACTTCCTCTTGTGGAATTATCTTTTGTAAAGTTTCATTGAATATTTCATTCTTAGAATATAAACCTTTACCAAATATTAAATCTGCAATACCTTCGATAGATGCTGCATTAGTTGTACTAACATTGAAAGCAGTAGTTACTGCATCAAAGAAATCGTCATTACCATACACGCCAAATGGAACGAATGGATAACGAGTTTTAGTATCTTCCTGTATAATTGGAAGAGAGTTGTTATTTACATTTACTATCGAGAATTTTTGTTGTCCTTTCATGTTAATCCATTATGATATATTTGTTCTCACTATCGTGGGAAACATATTGTGTATTTTGATTTTCGTATACCGATTTGTCTATTGATTGTGATGAGTATACCTGCCAACTACCATTCCAAATATCAATTGAGGCACTACCTGATTGGTTGTATAGAACTGCACGATACTCACTTCCCACACTCGCACTTTGGATACTTGCAGTGAATGCAAGAATACTTTCGTATGCAGAATAACTTACATTAGTCATTGATGCAGTGAATGTATTTAATCCCATCATATCCTGCAAACTCATTGTAAACTGATTACTACCAGTTACCTGTGTTCTTATTGTGTATGAGTTAGACTGACTTATGTAATAGCTTAGCATTATCTTATCTTTATAATATAATAACAACTAATTTGGTAATAATAGTTAAATGAAAAAACCCCACTCCGAAGAGTAGGGTTAATATTTTTTAGTGTTTATACCGAATGATATTATGCAGATGCTCCGTAAACTACTGTGTAGTTTGCAGTTAATCCACCTAATGCACTAGTAGTATTACTTCCAGATAAGAATTGAGCAGGGAATTGTTCCATTCCTGTGAAAGTTAAAGAGTATCCATACAAATCTCCTAACGCTCCACCAGTTTGAATTGTTCCGCCGGTCATATCAGCACCTTCTTTTTTACCTACTAAGAATGCGTCACCATTGTTTGTCCAAACGATAATTTGAGGTCTACCATAAGCCATAAGCTTTAATTGAGTAGTCATCTCGTTTGTTAACTTCTTTAAGTTTAGAGTTAATTCTTGTGAAAAGAATGTTGTACCATTCTCTCTTGAAGTATTGACAGTTTCAGTATATGCACTAGTTCCTTTCAATTCGTAGTAATACAAAATTGAGCCAGATGGAACACCTGACAACAATCCCATTGGAGTTGCTGTTTGAGCTGATGTTTCTGTGAAAGAACCGGTCACGTAATTGATAAAGTAAACACCCTGTAAACCACCGATGCTTTCTTTACATACTTCGTTTCTTCCTAGAGTTAATGAACAAGGCATATATTTAATTTTTTAGTTTTGTTATTAAAAAGGGTGAGTGTTGAGACCCACCCTTTAATTATTTTTTTAGTAAGCTCCGTAGTATACGATGTCTTGACCAATACCGAATTGAGTACCACCTGTGTATCTCATTACAATTCTGTAATTTTGAGAACCATCGATGTTAGCCATATCCAATACTTTTACTTCATTGTAGTCAGAAAGTAAACCTGTTCCGAAGAATAAGTTTGATTTTTGAGCTGCAACAATCTTAGAAGAAGTCATACCTGGACACCATACAATCTCAATACCATTGAAGTTGAAAGGTTTTTCACCCACATTCATTTGGTTGTTCCATCCGTTTGCACCGATAGCACCACCTGCTAAAGCTTGTTGGTATGCTTTAGCTACATCAGTAGCAACATACAACAATACATCAGGCTTACCATAAACTGTATCAGGGATAGTGTTTACAACTGAATTTAATTTGTCGATTACATTTGCAGAAGTTACACTTCCAGAAATTACGATTGAACCACTCTTAGCTGCTAATACTGCTGTTGCACCACCTGCTGCAATAGAAGAAGAGAATGCTGTTTGGAAACCACCGAATTGTCCGTTAGTTGCAGTTGAACCCTGCCAGATAGATGTTTCAGTTGCTTCTGCTACTTTACCACCTACATAAGAGATTAAGAAATCGTTGAAGTTCTTAGGAATTTCATCGAATGCAGAGAAACCTAATTGTAATGCTTCCCAGCTATCTACGAATTCTTGCTTACATAATAGTAAGTTAACTTGTAACTCTTTTGGAGTTAAAACTTGCTCAGAAATAGCTACGCTACCTGAAGTTGTGAAATCACATGAAGCATCTTGTACGATACCACTCACGTCTAATTTTTGGATTACAGATTTGAACTTAACATTTGGCATGATAGTTACAAGCTTCTTATCCAATGTGTTTGCACTTAACAACGCTGCTGCGATGTATCCTGCTGCTGCCTCACCTGCGTAGGTAGTCGTCACAGTAGGTAGTGCGAAATTTTGTCTTGCTTTCATTTTTTTAATTTAATGATTTTAATTAATTTATTTATAAAGTTTAGATAAGAAAGAAGATTGTGCATCTTTTGATTTCTTACCATAATTTTTTCTATTTGTTTCAGATGTGAATTTGATAGCTTCATCTGTTGGAGCACCATCTAATTTAGGTAACTCTTCTTCATCTTCAGCAGCCATTGCAACTTCTTCAGTTACAGTTTCATCTACTGGAGGCATCATAGCTTCTTCCATCTTCATCATTTTCTTTTCCATCTCTTCAATTCTGTAAGCCATTTCTTCAATTTTCTTACCTAATTCGATTTCGATTTCTTTTTCATCTTCTTTAGTTGCATCTTCAGTAATTGGCATTACTTCCTCAGTTTCTTCAGCTGCTTCTAATGTTCCCTTTTCAATTTGACCAGGTACATCTGCAACTTCATCATCCTTTGTGTAAGTTCCTGCTTGAGGAATGTCTTTTACTTTTTCGTCAGACATTTCTACATTTTCTCTTTCAACTATTTTACCTGCTTCAGATTTTACTTTAAGCATAGTTTCATTACCTTCTGTATCTTTCAACATCAAGTCATGCATACCATCTGGTGCTGGAGATTTAGTTCCATCTTCTGAAACTACGAATAGGTCTTCACCTACATCGAATGTTGCAGACTCTACGATTGTTCCGTCTGCTAATTTAGCATAAGTTAATTCAACTTCATTTGCTGATAAAAACTCAACAATTTTATTTAGTACTTTTTTTGCGTTCATATATTTTTAGTTTATATTGTAATAACAATTATTTTTTGATTTGTAGTTATTTTAGTTTTATTGTCAATTTTGTTCCTGCATACATTTTTTATATGATTTTAAATTATTTCTCATAAAGAAATAATAAAGTGCAAACCCCCACCCGTGAATTGATAAATCATATTCATAATCCTCACTATTGATATATTCAATATAAAGATTATAATTTTCATCAGTTAATGTATATTCAGGGTTAATTAAATGTAATAATTCTTGTAAGTCTTCTTTAGTCATTATAAATTATATTTAGCGTTTTGTATACATGCTTGCAACAAATGCATCATTTTTTTCACCTTCATTTCCTGTATTATTAAATCTAATATAAGAGCCGGTTGAGGAAGGTAATAAATACATTGCATCTTTAGTTGCAATCAAATCTCTATAATTTCTATCAGTACCACCTACTGCATAGGTAAAAGGTAATTGTGCTGCTATATTTTTTCTCCAATTGTAAACAAAAAGTGTATTTGCAACTTGTCCACCAACTGTATAAATATTACCATCAGGACCTCTTTGCCAACCTTGCCTTCTGTCACTAGTAGTAAAAGGAGCCATATCACCAAGTGAAGTTACGGTTTTTTTGTAAGGGTCAATTTTATATACAGTTTTAGTATTTAATTGGCCACCCGTATAAAGATATCCATCATCCGCTAAAACACTTTTATATGCACCATCATTCGCAGTAGTACCTGACATACTTCCTGATGTTTTATCATTAGTATCATACCAAGTTACAGTAGAGTTTGATTGTGTTATAACTATTACTCCATTAGGTGCATAATTCATTTGGGTTGCAAGAGATGTATTTGCTATTGTCCCAAGAACAGTATTAGTGGCGGTATCTATATTATAAACATTTAATGTATTTGGATTTGAAGTACTATTTAGAATGTAAAGTTTACCGCCAATGGCCATTGGCGGACAATCTCCTGCAGCAACACTTATAGTTGTATATGCCGACCCAGTAGATGTTGCTGAAACTGATTTTACATTTGAAGTACCTCCATAATAAAATTTATCATCATATGCAGAATAAGTTACAGTAAGATATGTCCCACCTAAAGCAGCACCTTCACTAGATAGATTTTTAATAGTATTATAATAAGCTGGTGCACTTGCAAATAATGTAGACAATGCAATAACTCCATCTTTGGATACAGCTCCCTGTACATATCTAAAATCTCCAATTTGTGGTGTAGTACCTATTACTATACTATCATTTGTTGAAGATGTTATTGCAGTATATTGTGCAGAACATTGCAAATACTTTTGAATATCTCCTAATGCCAATACACTTGGGTCTGGCCAACTTAAATCGTAATTACTTATTGCTGGAAACATAATTATTTTATATTTTTAACTGCGGTACCTATTACCATATTAGTGTCAAATGTAACAAAAGATAATAAATCTAATGCTCCAGTTACAGGTGTCGGAGTAAATGTATATCCACCTCCAAACTTAATATAAGGTGCGAATGCAATACTACCGGTATTTGCTGAACTTTGGGATACTTGTAAATTTATTGTTTGACCTGCTTTAATATTAGTTATCGCAATGTGTGTTGTTGATGATGTAGGTAAGTTTAATGTAAAGAAATTACCATTTACCATATCAATACTTGCAGTAGACGATGCAACCGACAATGCATTTACATATCCTCTAAAGCTACCTGTTATTCCTAAACTACCTGTTATCTCTGCACTACCCGTATAAGGGAATGCAGCACCACCTCCACCAAATGATGATGTAGCAACTTGTGTATTTTGTCCTAATGAATTACCAACCCATGCATATCCATTTTGAAGTGATGCAGTAAATCCTGCACTTGCACTTAATGGAGTAAATACTGTAACTCTACCATCGGTATAATTTGTAGTATCTTGGAAACCAAACATAGCTTTATATGCTAATGTATTATCTGCAATCCATATAGAAGGGCCACCGAAATTAGTAACACCTAAGTTAGTACCATTGATTGTTAAACCAATTTCATTACCATCTAAAGTTCCATTATCTATACCTGTTGGATATATTGCTGCAGATTGACCTGCAGTTCCAACAGCACTATCTGAAACATTTATGACAGTAGATGATATATTTACAGTTCTTGTTCCTCTTAATATAGTTATTTTATCAGGAATAAGTTGCATTGACCCTGAGCGTGAACCACCTGCAGTTCCACCAAGCGGACCAGATATATTTATTTGTGGTTGAATTGTTGACCCAGATGCAAACATGTTTGAAGATGATACCCATAATTGGCCTTCTATGATTACATCTTTTTGTGTGGAACTAGATACATAAAGTGAGCCAGTTATTATTTGGTCACCTACAAAGTTATTGCTTCCAGTTGTTGCAAAACTACCTGTGTTAATTGTACTTGCAAAAGATGAAGTTGATACGGCAATGGTTCTACCATTTGCATCACCAACATATGTAAATCCTTGTGCTAAACTCGCAGTGAATGTAGATTGAATATCCGTACTACCTGATACAACTAATGATTTTAATATAGTTACTCTACCATCTGTATAATTTTCTGCATCTTGAAATCCTATAAATCCAGTATATGCACTACCACTTTGTCCGACTATTGCTTGACTAGGCCAGTTATCTATTGGATAAGATGACCCCGATAAAGTTAAACCAAATGTTTTAGTTCCTGAAGTATTAACTAATTGAACAAATGCACCAAAGTTAGTTGAATAACTAAATCCGGTTCCATGTGATGTATTAGTAACAGTAGATGAAAATCTACCTATATTTGTAGTTGCATCTGATGATGAGATAAATAATTGTGGAATTTGGCCGGTTGTTGGGCCAGTTACTGCAATTTTACCTATTATGTTTACATCATTGTTAGTCGTACCTGATACAAATAAACTACCTGTAATATATTGTACTCCTACAAATGAATTGCTACCTGTTGTTGCATAACTTCCAGTTCTAGCAATTAAACTATCTACCTTTTGGTCATTAGATGAAGTATATGAATTGAAAGATGCCGTTGTTGTAAAACTACCACTTACACCTTCTAAACTATCTAATCTGCTATCCACCGATGTAGAGAATACTAATGGGTCACCTAAACCATTTATTGTTGATGCGGATATAGAGTTTGCACTTACTGCTCCTACGAATGTTGCTTGTGTTCCACCACCTTGTCCCATTGCAACTATAATAGTTCCTGCTGATGTTTGTAATTCTAATCCATTACTTCCTTGTGCTCTAACATGGTGTGTTACTAAATCAGCACCATTCACCATATTGATTGAACCACTTATGTTTATACTACCTGTTATAGTTTGATTACCTACGAATGTGTTACTGCCTGTTGTTGCAAAGTTACCTGTTGAACCACTAACATCAGGTATAACTACACCGAATGTAGTACCATTACCTTTTGTGAATGTTAAAGTATTTCCACTAAATGATGCAGTAGTTAAACTTAAACTTGTAGAAGTAAATAAACTTGCAGTTGCACTTTCTAATGAAGTTACTCTTTGGTCATTGGATGCAGTATACGCATTGAATGATGAAGTAGATACTAAAGATGATGTACTAAATGATGCAGTGAACAATTGTAAAGATGCAGTAGCTTGATGTATTGCAGCTAAATCTAAATTAGTTGAAGAAGTATATGCGTTAAAAGAAGCAGTTAAGTTATTTATTGTTCCACTATCAGGTGTATTAACCGATATAACGGCTGTTCCACCTACAATAATTGCTGATATACCACTACCCGTAAAGTTTAATGATACTGCATTACCTTGTGGAATACCTTCATCTAAGATAGGCATTGATATAGATGCAGTAATGTTTGTTAACTTACTACCATCTCCAACAAATTGAGATGCTGATATAAAAGAACTTGCACTAATAGATGTGAATGTATTAGCACCTACAAATATATTGCTACCTGTTGTTGCATAACTACCAGTTCCTGCAATTAAAGAATTTATTTGTGTTTGTTGTGATGCGGATGAAGCATTCAAATTAGTTATAGAAATCAATGCAGATGCACTAAACAATTCTAAGTTTTGTGTTTCAACTAATAAACTTGCAGTAGTCGTATTCAAATTATTAATACTAACTTGTTGAGATGCAGAACTTGCATTCAATTGAGTTACAGATGAATTAAGACTTGCAGTGGTTGACTCCAAATTATTCAATCTAATATTTGCAGATTGAGTAAATGCTTGAAGTGATGCAGTTGCTTGATTTAATTGTGATAAATCAGTTGTGTCAGCTACTGTCACATTGAAAGTAGTACCATTACCTTTAGTAAAAGTAATCACATTAGATACAGCTGATGCAGTAATCAATAAACTACCTGTTGTTAATGATTGTGCAGATGCAGTGAATTGTTCTAATGCATCTATTTGTTGGTTCCAGCTACCACTATCTAAAGTGTATCCGACTTCATCTACCAAAGAGTCAATCATATTTGTATTGAACGCTCTTAGTATTGATGGAGTGATTGCTCCGTTGTTATTATTGGGGAAGGAAGTATTGTTATCTACCTTCAGTGCTACTTTAGTTATTTCAGCCATGTTATTTTAATTATTTATTAGTCTAATATTATGTCGAAACCTTCACTATATCCATCACTAAATCCACCACCCTTAGTTCTATTAGGAGACTGAGTTTGTCCTATTCCTTGGTTCATAAGATAACCTTTACAACATTTTACATCGTAAGTGTTACTCTCCAAGCAAATACAACCCTGTCTACTATTCTTTGGTGATGATAATCCTTTAGTTGGGCCAATATAAATTCCAGATTGGTTCTCTCTATTGACAGAATATCTTAAATTACCATTCCTACTATTGCTCCATTTTCCTGCCATCGGTATCGTTTAATATAATAACAACGAATTAGGAATAAATCGTTATCCCCCTTGTTGCTTCTTTAATGCTTCTCTATGTAGTAAGTTCTTAAGTGTGCTTTCGTCTGATTTGAATGCAAGATATAATAAACACTTTTCTAATGCCTGTTCTGTTACCCAATCTATCCTACCATATTGCCCGTCTGCAAGTTCAATAAGCGTTTGGTAATTTCCCCACTTTTTTCCAAAATTGATTTGATGTTGGGTGGCAGTCCCTCCACCTTCAAAGACTTCAGGGTACCGCTCAACAAGTCCATTAACAAATTTACAAAAAAAAAGAGTGCTCCAAATTGCACATCCATTGAAACTTGTAAAAATAACTTATCGTCTATCTCTCCTTTGTATGCTTCAATAGAATACATATCTCCTTTCTTATCTGTAATAGGCCTGTATAGTATAGACATTATCTTAGACCAGTTATCATCAATAGTTAATTGTCCAAACTTACTTATATCTACATACGCACCATATGCCATCTGTGATAGGTTAGGTTCAAATCCATACTCCTTGCCATCTATCTTAATTATTTTCTGCAAGGGATATTCAGTATCGTTTACAAATCCTTCTAATGCAATCCTAACTGTGTTGTAATCCTCAATAGAAAGAGAGTTAATGTACTCTGCATTCAATCCACATAGATGCGATAACATTAAAGCAGTTTGTGCTTCTTCGTCATCAGCATAGTTGCTCATATCCTTTTGTAGTGTTAGATACTTCTTTAAACTTACACTACTCCAATCAGTTGGAATTGTAAGGGTTATTTCCTTTTGCATATATTTGTTTTATTATGTTATTCAATTGTCTTACCTTGCTTTCTTCGTTGTTTAGTTTAGCATTCATCATTATCATTTTTGCCTGTAAATCCTCATTATCTTGCTGTAAACTCTTAGCATATAGTATTAGCTCTTTGATTTCCTGCTCATTCCACAGGTTTTGATTAGTATTTGTATTGTCCGATAGAGATTGCATATGTTCCTTTCTTTTGTGCTTTTTGTGATAGAGACATCATACAACCATACCTTGCTGCGTCAATAGCATGGTCTAATCCTCCTTCAGGTCTGTCAGTAACATAACCATGTTTGTCACTTTCATATTGGTAGGCGTACATCTCATTAATTAAATTCTGTGAGGTTTTCAATATCTTTATCTTATAGTTCTTCATTACTGATATACCAAAGTTAATACTATCTTTACCTTTCACTACTGGCTTTGTATTAAACCCACTACGATATAACTCTTCTATTAATCTCGGTTCACTGCTATCGCACCATATAGTTTGGTTCTTATCTATTTCCAACCTTTGAAATCTATTGATGATGTCATTCGTAACCATACCCGTTTCATAAATGAGCTCCTCCAAATATAATGTATCACTATTCTTATAGATTGCCACAAGACTAGCGGGGTCATTAGAATAACCAACATCAAACCCAAAGCAGAGAAAGTCACCTTCAATATCATCACATAAGTCAAATTGAAATACTGCTTTATCGTTTGCAGCATATTCACCTTTACCATATATCTTCCATTTCTTTTCGTTAGTGTATTGTAAGTCCTCAATTGCTTTAATCATTTCAGCAGGTAAGTAAGGATTGTCTTTGTAGTTAGTTGTATACCTTTGACACTCTTGCATCTGTCTTAACCAATGATACGGAGATATAGTAGGATTATAAGCTAAAATAATTTTACCTGATGTTCTAATACTCAATTGGAAATAACTTTCTTCATCCACTTCACTTGCCTCATCAACAAATAGCATGCTAGACTTAATACCACGCAACTTATCTCCATCGTCAGTATTAAGAAACTGTATAGTAGAGTTAGCAAAATTATAAAGCCTATCAGTAGTATTCCAATTATCATCATTGTATATGTTTAATCCTTTAAGTATATCTATGAAATCTTTTATCACAGTTCTCTTTAATGATGGTATAGTCTTTCTTACAACTGTAATCGTTTCTTTACCTTCTAATGCTTTAACTATTAGATACTGAATTACTGCATATGTCTTACCACTTCTTGTACCTCCTATGTGATGTGTAACTCTATGTCCTGCTTCTAATAGATGTTCAAATGTTATGGTTGTATTTATATTAACTTCCACTGCCTGATTTGGTTATGTTAATATTGATTGAGTGTATTCTTTGGTCTACCTCTATACTACCTTTCAAATCTATGCTTCTCATCTTTGGCATTGCATACTCCATTAACTTCATTGATAACTCTAATGCTTTAACAGGGTCAGTCTTTTTTAATTCCTCTAAGTCTTGCTGTATTGTATTCAATGTGTTATTCACTGCACGATTTATAGTTAACCTCATTTGCTCTGTTGTTCTATTCAGTGCACCTTTTGGTCTACCATTTAAGTTTATCCTTGTATCTCCTTTTATAAATGCCATAGTATCTTCATTGTATTTTACTACTGTAATAACACCACTTAGTTTATTTTGTAGTATATACCTCCCATGCAATAGTTAATCCAATGGTGAGGACATATGCAAGTAATAGAGGTATTATAGGGTCTCCTCCTTTATTCTTTTTCATTTAATCTATCATTTCTAATCAACCACTCTAATACTCTTATAGTCATTTCAACTCCTTCTCTATTTGTATGAACAGGCCATTCAAGTTGTTTTTTATACATTTCAATTATATCTTTAATTTCTTGTATTAAATATTTTTCTTGCATATTATTTATATTACTTCTTCCATTTATTTGATTTCTTCATATCCATACATTCCAACTGTGTTTCCATCTGCATCTACTATTACCAACATACCTGCTCTCTTATTACCTCTTAAATAAATTTGCTTATCCTTTATCCAACTCCAATCAAAGTTAAGATGTACATATTGATAATCTATGTTAGTATTCATAGTAGTCGTGATATGATGGATAATCTCTTGTAATAGTTTTTCTACTCTTTATAGTTTTAGTTTCTGCAGTTTCTTTATCTCTTCTATCTAATATCCATTTCATAATTCCATTTGCTTCTATCTCTTTCAATTGTTTATCATAGTGCTGAGTTATAATAGATTTATCACCTGTCTTTCTGTATTCTTTCCATGCATTACTTAGTTTAGTCCGAATTGTGCAAAACCTGCTACCTGCTTCATTTGTTCTATTACTAAACGGATAGTTATCTTTCTTTGCATACTCAGCTCTTTTCTTTTCTTCAATTATTCTTTGTGCTGCATTAACACATGCCTTACATTTCCATATAGGTTTCATTGTATGGTATTCTGCACCACACTTCTTACATATTCTTGTTTCACCTTTACTTCTGTCAAACTTTCTACTCCATAATCCTGCCATATAACTTATTTGAAAGGGTTATCTAATATGTTCTCTAAATACTTTCTTATCTTCTTAACTGATATAAAGGTTGTACTCTTACTTATACCTATCTTTTTACTTACTTCATCAAGTGTGTCCGATGACATCCAATACAATTCAAATATCTTTGCTTGAGGCCATTGTCTAGTTACTTTAAGTTTACTTAATTCCTGCATTACTTCTTCATGTGCCGTTTGCAATCTTATATCCCATTCTTCATCGTATGGTACATCTTCTTTTTCATCTGGCATTTCTTCTACCAATATAGTCTTATTAAGTTTCTTTACCTTATTCATAAACCTACTATGTAAAAACTTATTACAATAAAATAGGTTGTAACTATCTCCCCAAAATATCTTAGGATTGCATTTCAAGTGGAGGTATTCGAATAATTCACTACAAAGGTCTTCTGCTTCTTCTTGGTTCTTTGTTACCTTCTTTGCTTCATTAACTAACCAACCATTATGTTTGTTATATAGATTAGTTAGTCTTTCATTACATTCTAGTTGCAAACTACCTGTAATCATTTACTTATTCTTTATGTAATCATTAAGAAAGTCAACTGCTCTTTTCCAATGTGCTCCACTACTACCACACATACAAGGTTGAGGTTCTTTTTCACCTCTTATATGATTGAATGTATTCCAAACATAATGTGCCTTATCCTCTGGTAGTCTAGTAGTAATTTGTTTTAGAATACCTTTTAGTTCTTCTAATTGTATTTCTGTTAGTTCCATTACTTAATCTTTTTTAATTTAGGTAATTCTAATGACTTCTCTTCTGATTGTCCTTGTGGTTTAATAGGATTTTGTAGATTTAAGAATGGTTTTAGTTGTTGGATACCTGGATGGTTGCCTGGAAATCCAATTGCCATACTTGCTAAGATTAAAATCATATCGTTAACTGATGTCATCTTTGACCAGTCTACCATATATACTGCGTTCTCATCTATTACTAATTCTTGTTCCTTTGGTGTTTGTGCGTAGCTAATTGCCATGTTATTTTATTTTTGATTTATTAATTTCATCCATTCTTTTGTATCATTGTCTCTTACATCTCTAACACTATCTAAGTCCGATGATGTAGACATTTTAGTTTCGATTGCAAGTCCTCTTAGTTGAAAGATGTTTTGTGTGTATGCGTGTATAAAGTTATCACCATACCATATCTTTAATCTATCAGGTATTGTTTTCCAATTATTTTTGTCAAACGAAAATAGACAACCCCAACCCCCTACATTGTTTTGATTATTATACCATTCAATAATTGCTTCTTTCGTTTCGTTTAATTTATAGTTGTCTGAGTGTGAACCTATGTAGCCTATTTCTAAAACCATTTCACATTGACTTAATATATTATAATATTCATTTACATCAAATAGTATATCATCATTTGATATTGTAATGATTTTATTAGAACTTAATTCAACACCCATATTCCATGCAGGATTAACATATATGTTATCCGATGGTGTAATTACTCTCAATTTGTTATGAGTTGAAATTTGAGGTGTTTCTGCTTTATTATTATCTATTAGTATAACTTCACCAACCCACTCACAATCTAAATATCTTTGGAGTAATTCTAAAGTATATTCTGATTTCCATATTGTAGGAATAATTACAGAGACTTTATCCATTGGTCTATTGATTTAATATTTAATAATTCATGTCTAAGTAATTCATAGTTTTCCCAACTTAATTCAATTGGATTTTCAAAACCAACATTGTCTGCATTAAGTCTAATACAACCAATTCCCCAATCTGTATCTATTGTTGATACATCTAATCCATTTTTTTCTTTAATGTCAACAATAGACTTCCAAACATCACCTGTCCACTCTCTACCATTATCTTCAATAGAAGTTTGATATTCTGCAGTAGGTAAACAATCATGTACTAATATAGTTCCATTGTCTGAAAGATGTTTAAGTGAGTTTAATATATCTGCAAGACATTGTTCTCTTGTATGCAATCCATCAATAAAGATTATATCATACTTAACATCTGCTTCTAATGATTTGAAAAACATATCTGATGTTAATTCAACAATACTTTTATTTAGCATATCAGCAACAGGAAAAGGTTCTACTCCTGTTTTGTATTCTGCATTTACCTTAAAGAAATTAGATTGTGGATACTGAACACCTATCTCTAAATAAGATTTGTATTCATATTTTTCTATTAAGTAATTTATTACATCTGTTCTTTGCATATTATTTTTTTAACATTTTAAGTTTTGGTATTGCATCTGTTGGTGGTATGAATATGTTTTCTTTTGGTACAGACATTGTTGATTTCAAATGTTGGTATAAAGAATTAAGTTTATCACTTCTATCGTATTGGTGTACTATTGGAAATGCTTCTTCACCATTCATTACTTTATTATCTTTTATTTCAAAATCGTCACCTCTTGTTCCAACTTGCAAACATATATCCTTTGATATCTTAATCTTATCCTTTACTAATTCATTGTGTATAATTAAATTCAAACTTGATTGGTCTGTAAAGTGTTGTGTGTTACCTGCCTGTGATACTAAGTAATTCAATTGTAATAGGTTTTTAACCCCTTCTGCCTTACCTAATATAATTCCCACATTACCTATCTCTTTTGGTTTAATCCATTCTAAATAAGTCTCTCCATATCCTTCATGCATATTTTTCATTCCCCATTGTTCCTCACTATATGTTAAACCTTCTGATGCTATGATAACTTCAATTCCGTTATTCCATTCCATACCTGTATAAAAGAATTTATTAAGACAGTCAGATGGGTTAGTTTGAAATACTACATCTCTAACATCAGTAGTTATTACATAACGATAATCTTCATTGAATGGATTTTGTTCTAACACATACCATGTGTCAATTAACCTTTTCATATGAGGGTGTCCTTGTAGTACCGATGTGACACATCCCCATCCCATTCTCTTTAAGTATAAATGTGTTTCTTCTGACAAGTTATAACATATCATTATCTTATCACCTGTAAATCCACTTTCATGTATTGAGTTTACATATTGTTCTATCTTGTCAGCTGTATAGTTTGCACATGCTGAAATAATTAAGTCTTTCTTCATATTATAATTTAATACCATCTGGACATCCAAATAGTTCGTTAAGATAAATTTGTCTTTCCAAACATCCACATGATTGTTTGTTAAATACTTTTATTGCAATCCATCCTGCAATATCTTTTCCTCTACCTAATAATATAATATCTATGATTGCTGATACTATGTTTCCTACTTTAATAATGCACATATTTTTAATTTTAATAAGGATAATTTGGGTGTTTTGGATTTGCAGCACCATACAATACTCCTGCTTCTATTCCGTATTTCATATTATCTAATTGGTGTACAAGTTGTAAGTTATCCAATGAGTTATTATGTTTGTCATGGTCTATGTGATGACATTGTAATCCATCTTTAATCATTCCTTTGTGACATTCATATACGAAACGATGTGCTAGATACATTCTACCTTCTCCTTTCTCATGTATACAAAATTGCTGATATCCTCTAGTATGAGGAACTTTAGTGATTTGCTTTACTTTATTAAACTTAAGAGAATAAATATTACCATCTATGTCCGATGCGTAAGTTGTAAATACTGGGTGTCTTTTTAATTCTAATGTCATTTTATATTGTTTTATGTTATTAGTAATATACGATTAATTTCTGATATTACCAACTATATATATCATTTTTAAAAGTGAAACGCAAAAAAAGCCAGAGGAAATGACAATAACCCCTGGCTTATATTTAGTTAGTATCACACTCTATATTAATTAGGCTAATGCCGATAGAGTATTAATTAAGTGATACCATTATTATAACACAGTTTTTTAATTTTGTATTTACAATATACTAAAATTATTTCACTTCTCCAAATAAATTATCAAACTGATGCATCATTTGTTTTTGTTCTTTATCTAAACTACCTGTAATAACTTCTGCAAGCATATCTTGTCTTTCAGCTTTAGTTCCAGTTACAAGTTCTAGTTCAACAGTATCAGTACCAGTTACAGTTCCAGTTACAGTTTCCATATGTTTGACATATGATTTAGATATGTTCTTCATACGATTGTTCCTTCTACTTTCTGAATATGTCTTTCTTCTTTCAGCTTCTTCCTTTAATCTTAAATTGTAATAATTACCATCAGCTGATTTGTCAAACTTATTAAATACTTTTATATCAGTATCGTCTAAGTGTTCTTTCATATCTTCCTCAGTTAAGAAACCTTGTTGGTGTTGTAAACATAATAAAGTAATATACTTACCTTTTTGTTCCATTGTCATTGTCATTGTACCTACTAAGAAATCTCCTGAGTAGAATAATAGTGCCGGGTCTTTTCCCATAATTGTTGTTTTTAATTGTTTGTTATAATGTAATATACGAAAACTTTTTGATATTACCAAATCATATGTTATTCATATCTTTATCATATAAATAAGTATGTAAAAGATATGTCAAACAATAAAATGTGGATAACTTTTTTTTGAGCATAAAAAAACCCCAAAGGAAATAAATCCAATGGGGTGTGTTGTTAGAGTAAAAGGAACTAACAACTTTTTATAAACAAAACTATTTTACATTAAAATTTCATTACTATATTTGTCCTCATAATTACTCCATAGTAAAGGCATCTTTTTCAAAGGGCCAAATCCTAATCTTGTATAGTAATTTCTTAAACGATTGATTACATTCCATATTTGCTTTTTAGGAACATCATCGTCATCTGGGTAAGGTGTAAGGAATAATGGTATATCCAATTCTTCACTTACATCATATAATAGATTTAATATCTTACTACCTAATCCTTTATTTCGTAATTTCTTATTTACATTTATACCATGTATCATAATACCTTTTGCATATGGAACTAACAATAATTGAAAATCATCATTTTTAATTTGAAGGATATCACCGAAGAAAGGTAGTTTAGCCATCTTATCACTTTCAGTATCCGTAGGAACATAAATGATTTGGTCGTAATTAAGAGCTGCATTAGCAATACCAAATTCAATATCTTGTAACTTACTTATGAAATGCGTTATAGCTTTTGCATACTTTTCTTCACTTAAAGTAAGATATACATAATGTCCTTTATCTTTATCAAATACACATTTTGAAATTGCTGAATTTAATAATGCTTCTGGCGGCCATTCCTTTTTAGGAAGGGTATCTTTCACTTTGAATAATTCAAACAATTTAGTTTGATTTTGTAATTCAATATCTATATTTTCTTTCATAACTTTTCTTTTTATATTATTTTATTTTATTTACTTCAATACAATATCCATTAACGCACCAATCATAATCTCTCGTTAATGCTTCACCTACTTGTTCTTCATAGATTTCTTTCACTTCGTCTAATGTGATACCTTCTTCTAAACTATTCAAATCTAAATCATAGATAACTTCTTTTGGTAAATCTACTACCTGACCATCGGTGTCCCAATCAATGTCAGTTACTTTAATTTCCACTAAATTGGGTTTCATCATTTTTACACTTTTTAACTTTTTCATAACTTTTTTTTTATATTTTAATTAATTATTTACCGATATTATATTCCTTACAAATACTTTCTAAATAATATTTTCTAATGATTTGACTCTCTTCTTCTGATGCAGAGGGTCTTTTTCTAACAACTCCATTTTTATCGGTATAAGAAAGTATATCGTTCATATAATCATATGCATTATCAAATGTAGGATATTTAGATAACAAATCTTTCCAATAAAGAATTTTTTGTTGATTTTCCCAATCATCTTTTCTCAAATCTTGCAGCTGTTTTTTTGTCATTTTATCATACCCTAAATCTTTCATCTGTTTTTTTGTCAATTTGTTTTTCATTTTGTTTTTGTTTACTTTGTTTTTCATAACTTTTTTTTTATATTATTTTTTTGTTTGTTTGTTTATTAAAAGGGGAAGATATTTCACTTCCCCTATTTTGATTATTTACTAATGTTAAGTTTTTCACAAAGGGATTTTAACCAAATGTTTTTAACTTTTTGATAGTTTTTTTCCATACTAAGTTTTTTAGACGGAGTATTATTCCAAGCATGGACTTTGTAGACTTTCTTAAATAATGTAATACCATCAATAACTTTTCCATTATCATTGGTAACACACAACAAATCATTTACCATATCATACACATTATTAAATGTAGGATATTTTTCTATTAAATCACACCAATCCGTCATTTTTTCATTAAATTGGTCGGGATGAATTTGTGCAAGAAACCACAAATATTCTTCCGTAAATTGTTTGTCTTTAATTAAATTGTTGTCTACTTCGTTTGTCATAACTTTTTTAGTCATTTTACTTTTATATGTATTTTCTCACATATGGGAGGTTTTGTTGATAATTTTGTAACCGATTGAGTATCAATGAGTTAGATATAAGTGGTTGATTATCAACCTATTACATATCCACCTCTATACTCTCTCGACCCAATACATAAAGATACGACAATATTTTACTCCGGCAATGGGCTTTATGAGACGATTTGTCAAAATGCAAAAAATTCTTTATTGAGTATTAACGAGTTATACATATATTTTTACCATATATGACAGATTTTGCTTAACTCATTGATTATCAATTGATTAGCTAAAAATATGTTAAATTTTTGTTAAAATGCATAACTCGTTGATTATCAATAAGTTAGGAAAAAAAGGGGAATTTATTATGTTATCAACGAGTTATATATAGTGGTTTTTTACTATGTATAAAAACACACAGTTTTCACTTCGTTTTTTACCTACCTACATCTTTTAGGTATTTCTCTTTACAATCATTCCATGTCATACCAATTATGTTTGAATAGAATAAAGTTTCATCTTTTAATCTATTTTCAGTATGTAGGGTTGTATATCTTTTAATAGCTTTATCTTTCCACCAACGAATAGTATAATCATCACCTTCCATAAACTTATCTTTCATCTTCAAATCTTTCACTTCAATTTTACCACAAAGATAATCATTACCATTCTCATATATGGATGCAAAGTAAACACCTCTTTTATATCCGTGAAAATATGAATTACCTTTAATACCTAATTCTTTGAATATTAAATTGATTACATTTTGTTTAGGGCCAGTTTTCAATTGTGCCTGTTTATACTTCTCTGGATACTTCTCTTTAATATAGTCTTTCCAAATGTTATAAATCCAATCGTCAGGTTTTATCTTTACTAACCCTGATGAATGTCCTAATCCTTTGAAATGAGGAATACTATTATATTGACTACTCCCACCATATAGTGCTGTAGTTTCTACTGCAACTAATGTATCGTTATATCTTTCAAACCATTCCTTTCTAAAAACAGGAGAGGTAGTTAGTGCAGCAATTAACTTACCACCTAAGAAATTAAACCCTAATGGTTGTGTTGGTATAATAGCAGTTCCAATACATGTATTGTTTAACTTACCATCCTTAAACTTATTATCTCTACTCCAACCTATAAACTTATCTCTAACACCTAAACTAGATATGTCCGAACCTAATGCAATTACTCCTAACAATTTACCACTTACTCTATCTTTGACAAATGCTTTAATATTTCTACCTGGGTTTGCAGTAAACTCCATAGAACTAATCAACATCCTAACATCAGTCCATTTAGTAGTTTCGTCTGTAATCTCTATGTAAGGTTGCAAAGAATTGATTTCTGCAATAGTTAAGTCCATGTCCATTATATCGGTAGGTCTCCATAGACTACCAATGTATGAATGTAGTATTGGTAATCTCATCATAGATGTATGTAAGTCATCATTAAACTCACCCCATTTCTTATAGAGTGTGCTTTCTTCAACTGACATACTACTTAATTCATTTAAGTTTTGAATAAGTAATTCCTTATTCTTATTAAAGTTAAATTCCTTTTCTATTATTTCACTATCCCAATATTTCATATAATACAATATACAAATAAATATTCATATTGCCAAAAAGTAAGTGCATTAAAAAACCCCCATTCCTGAGGGTTTAGTTACTTTTGGTATATTATCCTTACTTTACAAATAGAGTGTCTTAAATTAGGTTATAACCTATTTTGTGGGGATTTTAACGACCTTGTCCAACATTCTTTTTTGTTGGTTTATCTTTTGGCCCATTTCCCTTTTTAGCCTTACCTTTCTTTTTACTTTTTAGTACCTTTACTTGTACATTCATTCCTTTTGCCATTATATTCCTTTGTATTTATTATTTGATAGATAACTGACTTCTAATTGTAGTGAGTGTATATCTTTTGATAATTGTAAAACTAATTCTCTTAGTTCTGCTATTTGCTTTTGTTGTGCCTCTAATTTCAATTCCATATCATAAAGAGTTGAATTGAATTTGTCCTTTCGGAATAAGTGCATCATTTTATTTTATTTTGGTTCTTGAATTGGAATGCAGTTAGGGACTTCTCTACCATCCATATCTTTCATTCCATATTGTTCGTAACCTTCGGTGCATGGGTCGTTTGCATCTTTTAAGTTAATACCTCTAAACTTTGTATCGTATGCCACTCTTGACATTACTTTACTCATAGTGTCGGTTATCTTTGACATCTTATCTCTATCGTATGTGCTTTTACATACTGCATATGCCTGTCCTTCAACATCATATTCGCTTGCAATATCTGAAATACAACGACTAATGTATTTATCTTCGGTTTCTCTACCTTCTGGTTTTGGTATTGGCATAGTTTAATTTATTGTATAAGTTTTTCCTTCAAACTTAAATGATGAAATATTATCGTATGTTAAAGTTCTCCATCCTTCTTTTGTAGTAGGAGCAACTAAATTAACCATACCTTCTTCTTCTTTTGTTACACTTTGGTCAGAATTACTAAAAAATCTACCCCAATACATTTCATAAGATGCTCTATGTGTTGGTATTTCTGCAGTTCTCCATTTTATAAACATAGGATTACCTGCCGAACTTCTTTCCAACATATTCTTAAACTTAACCATTGATACCGATGGTAAAGCAAATCTTTCAATATTCTTTATGTAAGTATTTTGGTTCATATTATTTTAATGCTGGTGCAACACTTCCACTTGCTACCTGACCTGGATAAGATGATGTGATTGATGGTTGTGCTTCTGTTTCAGTTAATAAACCTAACTCTCTTAACTTACTTTTTGCCCATCGGCCGCCTGCAAGTCCACCCCATGCATCTATCATAAGTTTTGCACATCCATCTGAATAAGATTTTGATACTTCTAAACTTCCTTCATGTCTACTTATAAATGAATGCATGCGCTTAATTGTATCAACTGATATAGGTTCTCCTTTTGCTAATTGATTTGCTCTTTGTTTTCCAACAGGTGTTCCACAACTACCCCAACCATTTTCATTTGCATACTCTAATGCTCTTTTTGCATTATTCTTAACTGCATCTGGATAGTCTGAATAACTTTCCATTTCTATTCTTTGACCTTTACCGTATCTCTTATCTTTTCTAATGATTGCTTTCAATGTAGATAAAAATACTTCTGCTTCTTCCTCTGTAAAATCTTCAATATCTTTTAATAAAATATCTTCTTTAGATGCATGAATTAAGTTATGTGTAAATAATCCTTCTATACTAAATCCTTTTACCTTTCCTGTTTTTACATAGTCTTTCCAAATCTTTGGGTCAGTTATCTTAAACATTCCCATCCATGCACCATCAGGTATAGCTGATAAACCATAATTATTTGACTTATCTAACTTACCTTCTTTAATCCAAGACTCAACGAGATGGACACCTTTAATACTCATGTCATGTTCTAATGTTGCTTTATCCGTATACTTTTTCATTAAGTAATTCTGTGCAATCTTCTTTACTGTCTCTTTAGTAAAATAGACATGGTATGGTTGTCCTTCTCCGTCAACTCTTAATATTTTCTTTTCAGGTAATAGTATTGGCCCAATTAACATTTGTTGCTCGTTATCCGTTGCAGCAAACATTACTTCTTCTTTATCAAAGAAAATGAAATCAGACTCGATTGCAGGGCTCTCTACTAAAGAGATTGCAAATACTTCATCCTCATTATCTTCAATTTTTAATTCATATAGCTTCATAGTATAATAACAATAAAATTTATTAAAATGGTTATCCTGCACTAAATGTTGCAGCTTTAGATGTTCTTCTATCTAATGCTTGTTGACTTGTTATGTCACCTGAAATTACATATGCACGAATAGGTTTCTGTGATGCAGATATAGTTTCTCCTATTTGTTGTGTTGGGTTCATACCACCAGTAGTTTGTATTTGTGGTGCAGAAGCTCCTGCTACTGTTGGTAATGCTGGTGGTGGTGTTAATGCACCTTCCGCACTTCCACCTGTTGAACCACCTCCTGATTTAGTACCTTTTCCTGCTGAAAGTATTGCTGCAATTTGTGCTGCAGATGTTACACCGACAGTTGCAATTTGTGCAATACTATTTATTTTAGATGATGCTTTACCTGCAACCGCTGCACCTACTGCAGCTTTACCTGATGCTAATTGAGCAATTGCAATACCTTGCATACCTGGTATGAATGCATTTGCAATACCCATTGCAATAGTAGAGTTACCGGCTGCAATTGCTTTGTTATATTCTGCCTGTGCTTGTTTGTTATTTAGGATTATACTTCCGATTGCAGCTGCTGCGTTGATTGCAACTTGTGCAACACCAAATGCTTTTGCTGCATCTGAACCTTGACCAAATACACTTATCAAAGAACCAAATACATTTGAAATATTAGTACCTAAATCTACCCAAGATTGTGCAATTGCTTGGTTTGCTTTGAATGTAAAATCTTGTCTATCTTCATCTAATTTTTTAATCCTTTCGTATTGGTCGTATTGGGATTTAGCTAAATCATTTGCAGCTTTCATTCTTTCCTCTGCTTCTTTAGATGCTTTTTCTTTCTCTTTATCTTTATACTTTGTATCAATTTCATCTAATGCATTTTGTTGTGCAAGTTTTAATTGAGTAGTATCATCACCATGTTTAGTTGCAAGGAATAATAGATTTGAATAATGTTCTCTTACCTTATATTCTTCAGCTTCTCTTTCAGAAAGTAATTCTAACATTGCTTCTTTCTGACCTTCTAATAATTCTTTTAATTCAGCTTCTCTTTGTTCTTTAGCTTTTTGAGCTGCTTCATTTCTATCTTTCTGTTGTTTGTCTAAGTTTTCTTTTTGAGTTTTAGTCATTACTTTCTGACCTTTCTCAAATCTTTCAACTGCTGTATCGTAGTTATCACTAAAACTGGTTACTGATGATTTAGCATCTTCCCATGCACCTTTGAAATCTCCTTTGAATAGTTTAACGATTGCACTACCAATTTTACCTAATGATTGGAATACTGCAGTTACTGCTGAATAAACTACCTTAAATGCTTTTGTTACATATGGCATTACCTCAATAGCTAATTCTATAAATCCATCTATAAGTGGTTGTAATGCACCTAATATACCATTCAAAAGTTGTTCAAACTGAATTAAGATTGGCTCAAACTTTTTCATTGTACTATCCGACTTTGAAAGAGCTGCTACAAATCCTCCTAATAGAGAAACGATTAAACCAATACCTGTTGCTTTTAATGCAGCACCAAATGATTGTGTTGATACTTTCAATTTATTCAAAGCACCACCAACTGCTCCAATCGGCCCACCTGCACTTTCTAATGTATCAATCCAATCTGCAGCTGCACCTTTTGCTGATTTAAGTTTATCTTCCAAATCATCAATCTCTCCTACCAATCTTTTGAAATCGGCAGAACCTGCAGCAGTTTCTTTCAATTGCTTTTTTAATGCTTTCAAATCTGCAATAGAATTAGCAGCGTTGGTTTCTACATCAACTTTTACTTTGATTTTTTTATCTGCCATAATCTGCGTTTAATATTTTTACCTATATCTCTAAATGTGTAAGGTATTGCGTATTTACCTTTTGCTATATCTACATTTTCACTTACTCCGTAAAACTGATTTGTTTGCAATAAATCTATTATAGTCTTTATCATATTATAATAACATTAAAATCTTTATAAATAAGTGAGGTTATAAACATCCACCATCACAAGATGCGAATGTATTCAAAGTTAGTGTACTACCTATATCACCACTTACTACTGTATATGTTCCTGTGGTTAATGATACACCTGCATTATTAGCACAATTTGCATCATTAAGAATATTACCAGTTGTATAAACATTTGCGTATGTATCAGGTGAACCACATGGAGTCACTATTTGTAATTCTACATAAATCGTATCACCAACAGATACAGTTTCAGTCCCACTTGCTGTACTACTTCTGCTTTCAACAGCAAAACCATTTATATATAAATCCATAGTTCCATTTGCTCCACCTGTTTCAGTATAAGACCATGATAGTGTTGCCGTTGATGGTGGTGGTGGAGTTGGGTTACCTACTACTGCAGTGCTACCTGAAATTGTAAAATTATGACCTGTTGTAAATGTTATAGGGAATGTAACATCACCATCAGAGCTTCCTGAAAATATTAAAACCGAAGCACTTTGAATTAAACTTCCGTTATCAAAAATAGTTAATGTTGCAGATGCCGTTGTATATCCACCCCATACAGTTGAAGCTGCATATTTACCTTCGATTGTTACATCAGCAACTACTCCACCTGAAATATATTGTGTGAAGTCACCACTAAAATAATAAGCTGTTCCTGATACAAATAAGTTTGCATCTATGAATACACTAGCTGAATTTAATTCCTCTAAATGAATTGATGCAGTTGAAAACACAGTACTACCTGTTGGTATTGGTACAGGTGTTGATTGTGCATTACTAAATGTATCTGCAATAATAGGCCCTAATAATTGTAATGTACATGTACCATCTTTTAATGAATAATCGTTTATTGCTCTTAGATGATAATAGTTACCTCTAAAGTTTACAATATCATTCAATTCCATAGTGAAATAATCTTTCAATGGAATGATTGCTGAACAATTTACTAATCTTGTTTTAGGATTATAAAGTAAAGATACATATTTTTCCCAATAAGTTGTATAAAGTGAGTCAGTTGGTACTTCTCCATATGATGCTCCTTCATTATTAAAAAGTAATGATAAACTATCTGTTGTAGGAAAACTACCTGATACTACATTATAATTGTCAAAATAAGGAAATTCTTGTTGTGCGTTAGATGAAAAGTTTTGGTCTTGAATATAGTATTGTTCACATCCTATTACTCCATTATAAAAGAACAAACGAGGTAATATTCTCGCAGGATTATAGTTTTGGTCACTAATGTAAGTTGGTATGTATATTGGTATAATTTGGCTCATAAGTTATTTTTTATCTACCACATCTTGCTGATGAAGTTGATATTACTCCTGTTGATGAATTGATTGCGTAAATTAAAAACCCATTACTAAAGAATGTATATCCTGTTATTGGTGTTATTCCGTATTGGTCATAGTATGCAACTTGACCAGATGTTAATAAACCATTAGCAGTATACACTACAAAGTCAAATGGTGAACTACATGCAGATAATGCACCGGCACTTGTAAAACTCCATGTCCCAGCACTATATTGTGTAATAGTTCCACCAATTCCTCCAATACTTCCAGATAAACCTGTACCAGGCATTCTAATTAATGGGTCAGATGCAAATGTAGTTTTAACATTAAACTCACCTTGTGAATAAAAATTAGTTGTATCTACATAATATGTTTTACCATATTCTCTATTTGCTGCTTTACTAAATTGTTGTGAAATATAATCTTGGTCTAATGTATCACTAAAGTTTAATCTATTAACTGCTAAATTATTTGCAGGTATAACTTCTATTTTATCATCTAAATTGATGTATTTATTAAAATCTTTTACCTCACCTCTTCTATACCATTCATTAAATGTTTCAATTATAAATTCACTTTGATTTGTATTATTAGGATAAATTACTAAGTTAAACTTTTTTTGTAATCCTAATATAAAATCAATTTGCTTAATACCATCTGTACCATATGGCATATTAGAAGGTATATCTATTACCCTACCATCTGCTGCCTGATTTACTTTTTTGATTTGAATATATGATTTTGTAGTTACATCACCACCTGTTGTATTTGGGTCAACTTTTATTAATGGGTCACTAGCCACATAATATTCATTTATTTTTACTTGAAAATAGTAACTACCTGTTGGAACGGATGGGAATTGTACTTGTGATATCAATTCAAAATCTTGTCCTATTGATTGTGTTGAACTTCTACCATTTGCAAGTTGAGTAAAATATTGTGCCCATGTTGGTATTGTATCAATTTGGCCTGTTGTATATGCACTACTTGTTTCTATTAGTCTTACTCCAAATTGACCTGGTAAATTACCAGATGAACTAACACTAAAATTTAAGTTAAATATTCCACTTAAATTACTTTG